GCCAGCGGAAACGAATTATCGGGACCATCAACATTAGCTGAATATGGTAAATAATTTTGAGTAATTCTTTGTGAATGTTCAAGATTAATTGGTTTAGACCAACCAAAAACAGAAGCAGCTGAAGCTAGAATATCACTATACCAAGCGGTTGCCGAAGCATACCCACTCAGCAATGGAACTCTAGTAAAAATATTGGCAGTATCTCTTACTCTAATTAAAGCGGAAGAAATGGGACCCATTTGACTACTATTCTGTTCAACTTCAGTTTCGTTCTTTTTCTTAACTTGGGATGTAAAAGGCCGTGTTGATTGAGGTACAGCGGCACCAATGAGTTCAACATCTTCAAAATGAGCCCATAAAGTATAACCACAAGTGTTACTACCAGCTGGAGCGACTAATTTAGAATAAGGATAAATCCTAAAGAGACCAAAAGACCCGAAGCTAGAAGTAGAAGTAACAGATTTAAGAGGAAAGAAATTCATAGCACTATTGAATGGAATACGCATAGTAGCCTCAGTATCACAAGATAAATCTAGTTCAACATGAGGTAATTGCGATCTTTGTACCAAAGTATTCTGTAAAGCTGAAATTCTATTAATAGCAGGCGTAGTACTAATATCAGCACCACCAGTAGGCATAAACTGTAAATTATATCTACCTTGTTGAAATCTATTTGCATTAACAACAAGACGTAAAACAGTTGTAGCTCTAAATCCGAAATAACCTCTCAATTTATCAGACATAGTAGCACTATTAGTAATAATGTCATTAGGAGAGAGATAAGGAGGAAAAGCCGAAAATGTATCTGTGGTAGTAAAATTACCAGAGGCAACAATAACAGGTTTAGCAAGAAAATCTCTAATTTCTTGAGAAATTTGGTCCGTAGAACTTTTGAGAAATCTAGGATCCAAACTAATTGGTGCAATTTTGGTCGCAGTAACGACCTCGGCGTCACTCACAAATTGAGTTGTAGACACCTGGGCAGTAGCACCTTCGCCACTTGTCACAGTATTTGGGAAGAGGTTGGTGGGCTGTGAACCATCAACGTTCGTATTTTGATTTGTAGAAGCCAGTATTTTAACTTGGAATAGACATTAACTGATCAGTCTAAACTGCACCGAAGTTCTCTGATAGCGATTGGGCTGCAATCGTCCCATCTGATAGTAAAGTTAAATAACTAAGGACTTCAATGATCTAAAGCAGAAACGAAAATAATGTTTCGGATTTTTATAATTTCGCCTGTAACCAGAAGACCAAGCATTGGGTTCTCACC